TAGTTTTATTGGGTTTTGAGTTTGTAAAGACCTTGGTTTATGACCAAGGTTTTTTTATCTCAATCCTCTTCTTATTTGAGCTTGCTCTACGAAGAATAGCAAGTCATCAGGACCTTTCAGTCTAATGTCTACCCCGTAGTTAGATGCCGCCATAGAAGCTCCTGAGTAGTCCATAGAAGGCAACTGAGGCACGATGATTCCATTGGTATTAGGAACAAACAACTCAGGTCTACGCTCGCCTACAATGTAAGCTCTGCCCTTAGATACAGGACCACCAAATTCTTTTCGATTAGTAAATGTTGAACCTGAACCTGCGGATGGTGAACCTCCGCTACTAGCTTTACCAAATGCAGAACTAACTAAAGCTACAGCTCCTGCAATAAATACAGGAAGTAAAGCAAGACCAATAGGACCTAATCCTTTTGCCGCTTCAGTACCAGAAACAACAGCATTTCCAGTAGCTAATTGAAGATTAGAAGCATTTTCTTGGTCTTGAGCTCTTCTTGTGGCTTGAGATTTAGCTAATATAGCTGAAATAATCTTTGGAGTTGAAGTAAGCAAAGTTGTAACAAAACCTCTTAATGCTCTATCTCCTATATTTAGAGATGCAGCTATTCCTGCTCCAAGTGAACTGAAAGCATCAACAACAGCATTAATAGTTTCTGTTGTTTGGTCTTTAGTATTCGTCAATTCTTGAAGTTGAGTCCTTAAATTACCAATCTGCTCATTATATTTAGCTAACTGTGTTGGATCACTAGTTACTTCTCTCAATCTTTCTAAGTCAGCAATTTTTTGTTGCAACCCCTCTATTGTTCCAATAGAAGGAGTATCTGGTGTTATTCCAGCTGCAGTTTCAGTTGGAATAGGTACATCAGTTTCTTTTCTTTTTGATGCAATAGATCCAATTAATTTATCAATTTCTGCAAGTTTTTGCTCATATATAGCTAATAATGTTGGATTAAAACCTACATCTCCAGCTTGCTTTAAACTTGCTATAGATTCAAATAATGTCTTTTGAGTTTTTGTAAGACCTTCAGTTAATTCTTTAGATAAATCGATTTTTTGATTAAATCTATCAATTATTTGAGCCTGTAAATCAAATTCTTTAGTTGTTTCCTTAGCTGATTCAGTATTAGAATCAATTAAACCTCCTGCTTTTTCAATTTCAGCAGGTATTTTTGCTTCAATAGATAATGTTTCTACTGCTATTTTTCTTCTTTCTTCAGCACTATCAACAGTTTGTTGTATTAAATCATTTAATTCTTTTTGTACTCTTAAAACTGTAGGATCAGCAACTGTAAATTGATTAGCATTTTTAAGGGCACTTGTTTGTAATCTTGTAGCTTTCTCTAATTCATCTCTTTTCGCTAAAATTTCTTGTGCTCTTAGCTCTTCTTGAAGTAATAATGCTACAGTTTTTGCTGCATTTTCATCTATTCTTGCACTATATGCTTTTGCTGTAGCTTGAGCTGTAATACTTTTAGTTAACTTATCATAAGCATCACCAACTTTTCCTAAAAGGATTTGCTCATCTGTATAACCTTTTAATAAACCAGGATATTCTTCTTTTATTTTTTTTACAGCTAATAACCTTTGTTCATCGCTTAATTTAACATTCTCTGCTTGAAGTCGTAATAACTTTAATGCTTGAATTTCAGTTTGAGCAGATTGAGCACCTTCTAATTGAGCTTTAGTTACACCATCAAGTGAATTTTTAAAATCCTCAAGCTCTTTATTTAAATCTTTAGTTTCTTTAGTAGAATCAAAAACCCCTAATTGATATGCTGTAAAAGCTGCTGTAACAGCAGAAACACCTAAAATAACTAGGTTTGTTCCTGTAAATAAACTTTTAAAAAATGTACCTAAAGCAGCTCCTGTACTTCCAGTAGTAACTCTTAAAGCAGATAGCTGTTCTGCAAACTGTTGAATGTTGTTAGCAACACCAATAATACCAAAAGGAGCATCCTGAATGATTCGGTTAAATGCAATAGCTGATCCACCTGCTGCACCTGCTGATACTCTAAACTTATTAAATGATTGAGAAGCATTATTTGCAAAGTTCTTACTTTTAGTAGCAATACTATCTAATTGCTGCTCAGTTTCTTCCAGAGCATTGTTTAAACCTTGAGTTGCACCTTGAGATTCAGATCCAAATTTCTTTAAATCTTTCTCAACTTGATTTATGGCAGATTTAATGCCTTTAATATCAAGAGTAAACTTTAATACTATTTCATTAGCGTTCATAACTCAAAAATACTAATTTTTAGTCAGGTTGGCATCTAGTTTTCTACCTCTATTATCTGTAGGAAGAGGGAAGTACTGCTGAATAGATTTGTTAGGACTTTTCTTAGGAATAGAAGTATAAACCTGGTACGCTACCAATCTATATTTCTCCCAATCCCTTGCTTGACTAGTCTGATGTCCTCGCAAAGTAAGTATTGTCTCTGCAAAAGTCATTTCATAAAAATTTTTAGGAAGTATGCCTACTTCTCCAAAGATTTCTTGACAGATTTCATACCACGTTGATTTTTTTTTTCAGCAACAGAGTTTTGCTCTAGTTCTTGGATAGCAGGTAAATCAACACCCATAGATTTCCAAAAAGTATTCCACACAGAATAGATTTCTTCTCCACTTAACTCAGAAATCCACTCTCCTACTTGTTCTGCTGTTGCTGTTTTTTGAAATCCAACAACATAGTCATTTCCAATAAGTCCTGCGTAAACTAGAGTTTTAATCAATAGATAATGATTCTCTTCATTAAGTTTCATTATTCTGTCTAGCAAGTCCTCAGTTTCAAAATTAGCTTGCTCTCCGTTATAAATTATCTTAGCCAATTCGATGGCTGAAAAGTTGTTAAATCGCAAGGTTCGTTCCTGACCTCCGATTTTTAGTTTCATGATTCCTGTCATGCCGTAAATTTAGTAATTAATATGAACAAAAAAAGCCCTCATTTAGAGGGCCTTTAACTAAACACAAACACGGAAAACAGGAAATTAGGTTGGAATTGCGTCATCAATCGGACCAGAACCTGTAATTGTTACAGAATAGGTCTGATATTCAGGAGCAGTTGCAGTTTCATCAAACTGAGAAATAAATCCTTGTCCATATCGGATGTAAGAGTTATCAAGTGATTGAAACTTAAATTTCTTAGTAGTTCTTGCAATGACAATGTCAAAGATTCCTTCAGCAGAGATTTCACTAGCTCCAGGAGCTGTGTTAACATCACCTTCAAAGCTCATAGTCCAAGAAGCAGTAGAAGGTAGGTTCTGTACAAAGTCACCAGTACAATCGTTGTTGATTTCTGTTGCAGCAACAGAGATGGAAAGGGACTTAGAGGAAGTACATACCGCCAATTTCCAGTTAGGAGTAGAAGTCGCAGAGCTGTCGATGTAAACTCCAATATCTTTACTAAATAATTCGTTAGCCATAGTCGTTGTCAATTATTATTTCAAAGGTAATAGAAAATATCAATTAATCAAAAGGGTACTACAATGTGGAAGTAAGTGCGGATATTTCTATAAATCCAATACTCACCTGTCCGTAACTGAACACTATTTGAAGAGTTCAATCTAGTCTCACCAACTTTCCATCCATAGGCAGTAATGTTTATGTCATTCATGTTCATTGGATTGATAATATCGTCAATATCTTCAGCAATATCAAGAGCCTGATCCATGCCTGTAGGTCGTGTAAATCCTGTTACAATGTCAACTGTAACTTCAGCATTAAACTTCTTGCAGTCAGCGTTCTGAATCTCGTTTGTCGTGATATTTGATATAATCACATAAGGGTAAGCAGCATTCTCAGGAATAGAAAAAGCATCGTATATCGGCACACCAATCTCTGGGTACAAAGCCTGATAGTAACCTGATTTTAACGCTTTAGATAAATCCATATTCAAAGATAAGTTTTTTTTAGCGATTGATATTAAATCCAAACCTTGACCCTGTCTGTCGGAAGGCAAGTCTGCATCGGCAGTTAATAGTGTTATTCATTGTTGCCCCTTGTGTTGAATCACCAGGGTATGCTAGTTGTTGACCTTGAACAATAAAGTTGTCCTTTAAAGGAATAAAGAACTTAGGGTCTGTCATAATGTGAGAATCTCTAGTTCTATCATCACGCATAGCTTTCCATGCTTTCTCCCAATTTAATCCTGATGATTCTAAGGCAAATATCTGTGCCTTGCTCATGGCATTGGTAGTCTCGGTTCGTGCGATAGTGTTAGCACGCATCTCTAGGTCCACAGAGCGTATTAGCTGCGTTATCTGTTCATCACTTAACCCTAGACCTCTCTGCTTAGAGATAAGCTCTCTAACACGCTTAATACCAGTGCTAAGGACTTCGCTAATTCTAAAGATGATGTAGGTCTGCAAAAAGCCATCCATGAGCCTTCTCCAAAACGAAGTCATCTCACTTGTCTCTTGAGGTTTTAGAGTGCTTGCAACCTCGTCAAAAATGTCCTTTGTAGATATTTCTTGGTTAGTTATCGGAGCAACAATAGAGTTCCAAGTTAATGTCCCTTCATCCTCCATAATAAGCTGATACATGGCCTGATAAACCATCTTTAACCCATTGTCATCAACTTTGCCAATGTCTTGTCCTGCGGCAAATAAACTAGCCATTTCATTGTACTGATCTGACAACGCTCTTCTTATTAAACGAGCAAACCTCTTCTCAAAGTAGGAGTGTCGAGATAAAAATATGTTGTCAGGGTAATTCATTTAGCACGCTCATAGATTTCAACTGCTCCCCAAATTACTAAAAAAGCAATAGAAATCGACAATAAGTATGCAAATGGCTTATTCACCCAAATAGCAATCTCCACAATCCCTGAACAGATTGCTAAACACAGAAACGCTAGAAAGCAAATCTGTGCTAAATCCTTTAGTTTTATCATGTTTGTTGTAATAGTTTTATGATATTTTTTACGGACTTCTCAAACTCTTCTCTTCCGTTTCTAAATAAAAATGACTTAGCTGGTATTGGAAATATAGGATCACCAGCACCTTTAAAATCCATAGCGTACTCGGTCAATCCATATTCTGATAAAAAAGAATCACTTACTCCAACTCCTGTTCCAAATTCAATGTAAGGAGCATAGTTTACATCATTAATCCCTCCTGCCTTAACTTCTACAGTCAAACCATTATTAGTTACTTCAGAACGAATAGTATCATGCAAATCCCCTAATCTATATCGAACATCTCTTTGAGCTGCAGATTTGGTTCTAACTGACCATTGAACCATCTCTTCAGTAGTATTTTTTTCTACTTCTTTAAAATACTTGTTTAGGTCTCTTAAAAAAGCATCTACTCCACTTACTTTAACTTGGACTGCCATTTCTGTTAGTGGTTTCCATTGCAGAGAACGCTCGGATAGTAATATACCTTCTCAATCGGTCAACCTTCGGAGCCATAGAAGTAAAGTAAAATCCTCTCCACTCAATCTGATCTCCATTGATAATGGAAACAGAAGGATTGTATCGGATTACTACCTCAATCAATGTTCCCAAGTCCTGCTTCTGCACAACAACATCAGCACTAGCACTAATCTCACGCACACTAGCACCTTTAGGCTCGTAGTATGTAGATACGGTGTTAATTAACTGACCTGTAACAGGGTCTTGAGTCTGTACAGAACGCTTAAATGCAACTTTCTCTCGCATCATGGGAATACAATTCTTCTGTATGGGTTTACAAGCAACTTAACCTCATTCAACAAATTAGCATCAGAACCTTCTTCTCTAAACTCGTAGTAGTGGTAAGCCTGACGATATATTGCTTGCTTAATTGCGTCATTAACCAAACTTGCGTTGGTTACATAGGTAATATCAATATCTTTTCCACCTTCTTTAAGCAAATCACCAAATAACGTGTAACCTGCCGTGCTAATAGAAGTGATTGGACCATAAGGCAACTTATAGTTCTTAGGCAAGTGCAAGGCAATTAATCTAATGGTTCTGATACCTAGAGACTTCTGCATATACTGCTCAATGTTCTGTCTTGCAGATTTTAGAAACAAAGCAATCAAATTGTCATCTGTATCGAAGTCAATTCTTGCGTAGTCCTTAAAGTCATTAACATTGTAAGGTTCAACGTAACTAGCCTCACTTGTAAAAGTTACCTGTAGTCCTGTTGCACCTTGATAGTCATATACTGGCAATATATCGCCAAGCATATCTTCGTTGTATTCGTAGCCTGCCATGGTGTAAAGATAATAAAAAAGCCTTGGAAAAATCCAAGGCTCTTAATTCAAACTATTGATTCCTAATTAGGAAGCCAAAGTTACCTTAATGAAGGCGTTGTCATAGAACACAGGAAGAGCAACTCTCTCTTCAACACGAACTAGGATTACGTTCTTCTCAGCATCGTCAGAGTTCTGATCGAAGAATCTGATACGAGGTGCCTGACGAGTCAACAACTGAGCTTGGTTCCAATCACCAACGATACCAGTTCCTTGAGAAAGGTAAGAGTTAGAGAATACAGGGATACCTACTACGTTCAACTGTCCAGTCAAAGGATTAACAGTAACAACACCAGGGAAGTCATACTCACCAGAACCAGCAGCTTTACCCAACAAGATGTTAACGTAATCTTGGTTGCTCAACACGATTCCAGTTGGAGTGTGAAGGTTGTTCTTCAACTGACGCAAAGCAGCATCAATCAAGATTTCGATGCTGATAGTCTTAGAACCATTGTAGTTCTCAGAGTTAGCAGCGTCAAGAAGCAAACCTTGGATAAAGGTATCTTCCTTCTTCAACAATTCAGCACGACCTTTGTTCTGCAAGAATGAAGTCATCCAAGCCAAATCCTCAATCATAGAGATTGGAACTCCCTTGATAAGACCTGCAATCCACTCAGCATCTGCCTGATAAGTAGTGAACTTAGGCTCGATTTCAGGCTTAGAACCGTCTCCGTAAGCCCAAGTGTTAGCACCACCTACAGTAGCGTTTTCCTTAGGATACTTAACAAATTCACCTGACATAGTTCCTCCAGGAAGTACGTTTCTGTAGTGGAAAGACTCATACTTAACCAAGATTGGATCTCTGAAGTCAGTTACGAAAGGCTCATAACCTGTGAAGTCAGAATAGTTGAAATCTTTCATGGTCATTTCCATACCCTTACCAGACTTCACATTCTTAACCATCTCAGCGTGGTTAGCCTTCAAAGTCTCATGTAGAGACCATCCGAAGTTCTTACGCTCAACCTTCTGAGCAGCTTTCTCATTTGCATGAGCCAATGCCAAATCCATTTCTTTCTGGATGTCAGCGTGTTTTGCCTGCATATCAGCAGTCAACTTGTCCATTGCGTCTTTAACTTTTGCGTCAAATCCAGCAACGTCTTTTTCTCTTTCAGTAGAGAAGTTCTTCTTAAGAGTGGTTAGCTCTTCAGCTAGGAAGTCCTGAACTTCCTTAATTTGCAATTCTGCCATGATTTCTAAATGTAGATTTAAGTGATTCGATAATTAATTTATGGTCTAAATCGGCTTCTTTCTCTTCCAAAGTAGCAGGAGCTGGCTTTAGAATGTCATAAAGTGATTTCAATCTTTCTTCTAATTTTACTAATGTCTCGTCAGTAGCATCTGAGGTTCTAACAAACTTCTCAAGTCTGTCCAAGTACTCAAACGCATCTGTTTCAGACTTCAAGTCGATAAATGTAGTTTCAGGATTAGCTCCTAGAAATTGTACTGCTGATCCTTCAAACATAATTACTTCTTTAATAACATTTGCCTTTCTGCTCTGATCGAAGTACTGCTTGTCCTTTGGTACAGAGAATCCAAAGCTATGTTGGTTGATAAGCCCTGACTCTACCATTTTCATAAAGTCAACTCCAAGAGCATGAGTACCAATCTTAGCCTCATATCTTAGACCCTTCATATCTTCCTCTAGGTTAGTAATAAGAGCTACTGACTTTCTTGAGTCATGGTCTAGCAAGTACTTAATAAGTTTCTTGCCTTGAGGTCCACGCTCCATGATGGTCTTAGTAAATGCACCTTTTTCGATAACATCACCATCTAGGTCTTTATTTCCGAACATTGCAAAGTAACCTGAAACAACTCCTTGTTTCATGTCTGCATCTTGAAATCCTTGATTTATTCCTTTAGTAAGCATACTTGCGTTCTGTTCTTTAATTTCTCCTAATTCTCTTAGTTTACTTCTACTCCATGATAGGGCAGCTTTTCCTCCCCAGGCATCGTACATCAAAAGACCACATCCATCCTCGTAAGAACTAGAAGAAGCTAAATCAACTTCATGCCTACTTAGATAGCTGTACATTCTTTTAATCGTATCTACACTAACAGCTTCTCCATTAGCTAGTTGGTTCGCTCTCTGCTTCCCTACATCAGTTCCGCATGGTCCCCAACCATTCTCTTCAACAAACTTCAGAACTCTTTTTGCATTGTTTCTAACAGCTTCAGGATAGTCTGAATAGCTGTCAGCGTTTTTTATGCTAATTAATTCCATACACAAAGATTGAAAAAATCTATTAAACTAACAAACTCATAGAAGATGACTAATAGCCTTCCTTGTATCCTCTCCATGCACAAAGCGGTAGTAGTGAAACAAGTATATACCTTTAGCGATACCAATCCTTAATCTTTGCTGTATAACTTTCTTGCAGAAGTGGTAGTCAAAGAAATGTCCCTGTATCTGAATCCCTCCTTCAGGGAATCCACCAACCTGCCTCCACATACTCTTAGGAAACAGCATAAATAATCCACCAATCACCTGCTGCATCGGCATAATCTCAATCCCATGCTTGTTATACAGCTCTACACCAATCTTCCTGTGATTCAATATATCAGGATCATTGCTCTTTCTTCCTCCTACTAGCTGATAGTGCAATCCCAAACGGTTAGTCATACAACCCACTAGATCAAACTCTCCTGCTCTAGCTATGTCCTCACATTGCTGATATATCTTCTCGTGATACATGGGTAATGTGTCAATGTCCCTAAGACAAATCCAATCGTTCTCAGGTAGCTTTTCGATTATTTCGTTTATCGCCTTACCAATGTTCTTGTCTGATCTGCCAGGGGTGATGTGATGCACATTGATATTCTTCTTATCCTCTAGCTGCTTCTTATGTGGCTTTACCTTAATGTATCGACTCTGCAACGACTGATGCTGAAT